AGAGGCAACACGCAGGAAGGACACGTTGAATCAATCAATTTGTCACGACTGCTGGCGTATTCGCTTGAGCAAGGAGTACAGCCTTGTTCCAGACGGACGGGGACGCACGAAGAAAAAGAAGAATTGAACGGCAAGTAACGCAGTCTTGTATAATTGAATATGTAAACACCGGTCCTTAGGTGTATGTTTCATAAAGTGCTGGGACCGGGGTACTGGCGAAGAGGTCGTCTGAGTCGAAGCAGACCACCTGTGTACTTTCCTTGTTTGTTGTAGATACCGCCACTACCCCGGTTCCTTCTTTATTTTCTAGACGTCTCAATTTCCTATTAGGATTCAATATGTGCTACAATAGGTATATGCGGTAGAAATACCGTAAATACGCACTAAGGACGCACAGAAAGACAATGGAAAATGTATCAGTATCAAATGAATGGTTGTTAAAGGCACACGCCTACGGAACCCAGAGGAACAATCTAAACGGCGGTAACGACACACCCGCCTACGCACACAACGGGCGTCTACCCTTCTCATCGCTTACAGCATCACGCTTGGCGGTAGTAGCAGAGGTAGGCGCTCATTTTTATTTCAAGGTGGACCCAGAGGCCACGGTATTTGTAGTAGACCGTACAGACGCCAATTACGAGGCTCTGAGGGCTGCTGCTGACCTTGAGGTCAATGGATGGCAGGTAGAGGTACGCAACGCAACAAAACGCACCTCTCCCCTGCCCATCAAGGACAAGGACAACAAGCCAAACAAGGTTGTTGTACAGGCACGAGTCGTCATGGAGAACGGCAGGCCAACCGGAGAGGTTGAATTCCTTGGTTGGCGCTACGGAACCGACTACAGGGCATCAGAGGCCAAGCGCGGTACCGACTACAGGCACTACAAGTACGACATGGCAGAGATTCACGACGTGCTAGCCAACGCGCCGGTAGGTGATTCAAATGCCGCCTGAGTACGCACACGACTTCTCAGAAGCAGAGAACGACGCCTTTGCAGACCTCATCTGTGAGGGATTCACACACAAGGAGATTGAGCGTCTAGAGGCTCTAGCAGATAAGGGCATCACCGTACTGGAAGACGGCAAGACGCTCTTCTACAAGGGATTCAACCCAGACGTTGAGGACTACACGCCGGGGGTTGATGACTGATGGTTGACCCGCGCAAGGCAGCACAGATTAAGGCTTGCCGTGGTGTGTACAGCGTGAGAGATACGGCCAAGCACTTCAACGTCAGCGTCGGCACGGTACACAACATCTGGCAGGGACGCACACACGAGGCTGTACGCGCCTCTGAGGCTCCCTTTGTAAATAGGGCAAGAGTCCCAGCCTCTCAAATTAGAGAGGACGCTGAGTGGCTTCTCAGAAGCGGCAGCAGCGTAGAGGAAGCGGCACAGCGAATTGGTGTGCCAGCAGCAAGAATCAAGAAGGAAGTAGCACCGGCACTGTTGGTCTTCTGACCAGCGCCGGTAGTAATTAAATCAAATGGAGGATGTAATGAAGGAATATCTAGAGGTAGTAAAGGAAGTATGCAAGGCAGTAGGTGCTGATTGGAAGACAGCAACCAGTCTCACCATTGAGGCAGACGGCACGGTACACGTATCGCACCATGACCTTGTTGATGGTGAGGCATATGAGTGGACCGACTCGCACAACAGGTACGCAGCACGTGCCAAGCAGGAGCGCAAGAACAGAGCGGTGAGCCTAACCAGTGAGTACGACGGACTACAGCGCACCGTTGGTGTGAGCGTGACTGTGGATAAGGACAAGTCCACAGCCGAGGTGGGCCGCGAGATTAAGAGAGCACTGGATGAGTACATGCGCATCCACGGGGGTGGTGTGGCATGAGTACAGCATTGGTCCTAGCCACCGCCGTCGCCGGTATCTATTCACTACTCACCCTTGCCAACATCGTACGACTAAGCCTCAGCATCAAGGAGATGCAGGCTAAGTGAATAGCACACAGGCTATGCACCTACCACCTACACACAGCAGTGAGGTGGTAGGTGCATGAGCCAGCACAGCAGCAGAGGTAGTGAGTGGGAGAAGAAGAGGCAGGCCGTACTAGAACGTGATGGCTATGCATGTGTTGTATGTAACGCTGCTGCTACTCACGTAGACCATGTAGTACCTAAGAGTCGCGGCGGTAGTGATGACATTGACAATCTACAAGCAATGTGTGCAATGCATAACCTCCGCAAAGGAGACCGCATGATTGAGCGCGGTACGTACTGGGACACAGATGCCTTCCCCCATGGCCTACCTACACCTTGAATGGTGAAAACGAAACACAAATTGAAAAAAGTGAAAAGTGATTTTTTCAGGGGCGCTCCGGCACCCCGCCCCCAGCCTTCTTTCGCACGAAAACGGCTGGAAAATTTCAGAAATGGACAGATTGGAGCAATATTGAATGGATACGTTCTCAGAGGCCACAGATGCCTTTCTAAAGGACGCTGAAAATCTTGGGGATGATTCCATGCCCCTGATTATTGCGTTGCGTCAGACAGCCGCAGCGCTCGACTCAGACGGTGTTAACGCATCGCTGGTCAACCAATACCGCTTGACCTACTTGGCGCTCGCTGAGAGGACCACAACCGGTAAGCAAGAGCATGACCCATTGGAAGCACTGCTAGAAGGAGGTGATTGAACAATGTGTACAAAGGAAGACTGCACCCGTCATGAGTATGACTACGGATTGTGCCTACCGCACTTGAAGGAAAAGATGCTTGGCGACAAGTCGATTGAGCCAAGACAGCCACCGCGTAAGAAGAAGATTGACGTGGTTGAGGTGGTCGTAGCAGACCGCCCGCTTGAGCAGATTGAAACACGCGAGGATGAGGAATCGGAGGAATCAACAGATGAATCCGCTTGAGGAACACCCGCGTTTGCGTAAGGCGCTCTACAAGGCCTACTGGCTTATTGGCGTCCTACTGGGCGCTGTACCGGTCGCTTACGCTGCTGTGCTTGCCAGCGTGCCTACATGGGCGCTGGTGAGCATGGCTCTATATGGCTACTTCGGAGTAGCCCTAGGCTTCACAGCCGACAAAAACACTTACGAAGGAGAGCACACAGAGTAAATGACTGAACATCCAAATTGGATGCCTTCGGTCTTCACCCCACCATTGAGGGAGGATTTCGAAACAGACGGAGACAGACTACTACAGGTCGTAGACCTAGCGTGGAGGACACCAGAACAGGATACGGAATTCTCCCTTGATGAGTGGCAGAGAGACCTCATCAGGCGAGTCCTAGAACGTTACCCAGCAGACCACCCAAAGTACCCCGGTGAATTGAGGTACAGGCAGGTCGTTATCTCAATGGGCAGGCAGAATGGTAAGTCTGTCCTTGGCGCAATCTTCGCCATTTATGGCCTGATGCTACAGACCAAGGGACCAGAGGTTGTCTCTGTCGCTTCCTCCGTCAAGCAGGCCAACATCATCTATGAGCGTGTGCGTCTTGTCATCGCCACCAACCCCGCTTTCAACAAGCGCTTCAAGGTCACCGGCACGCGCGGTATCCGCTCCAAGGTCACCGACAAGCCCGGTTCCTACTTTGTCCAGACAGGCAAGGAAGAGGCTCTACAGGGCGTCACCATGTCCTTGACGCTGGCAGACGAATTGCACCTGTGGAAGCCAGAGACCTACAGCGCCATCGTCCTAGGACAGAGCGCCCGTAAGGATGCCATGATTCTGGGCATCACCACGGCTGGCGATGCATCCTCAGACCTCTTGAAGAGCCTCTACGAACGAGGCAGAGCAGCCGCAGCCGGTAACGATGATGAGCGCTTCGGATTCTTCCTCTGGGAAGCACCAGCACACGCGGACGTGACAGACCACGATGCCATCAGAGCAGCCAACCCCGCTGTTGCCTGTGGGCGTAAGGACGTGGAGCAGGTAGCCCGCGAGGCAGCCAACATGAGCGAGAACAGCGCAAGGCGCTACGTGCTCAACCAATTCGTATCGTCGTCGTCCTCGTGGCTCCCGTCCGCCAAGTGGAAGGCGCTTAAGACAGCACCACTCCCCCACTGGGATGACGTGGTATTCGCTGTGGACCGCACAGACAATTGGGGCGCTGCCACCATCACAGCCAACGTGAAGCATCAGGGCAGGGTCTACACCAAGGTCGTAGCCAGTGTTCCGAACCCTTCTCTTGAGTGGCTAGAAGCCATGTGCCATGACCTCTACGACAGGTACGGCGGTCTTGGGTTCGTCATGGAGGTATCCAACCTAAGGGACCTCAGTGCCCGTCTAAAGGACGCCGGTATTCCTTGTGAGTATTTCACCCAGACACAAATGCAAAACGCTTGTGCGACCATCTACAGCCTTATCAGTGAGGGTGTGGTCGTCCACGGTGGAGACGACCTACTAGCAGCGCAGGTTCCTCTAGGCGTAGCCAAGAACACGGGTGAGGGTTGGCGCATCACACGCAAGGATTCTGTAGGCGACGTTGACGCACTCTTGTCAACAATCATGGGTTGCTATGCAGCAGAGATTATGAAGTCTTCTGGACCAATGCTATATGTCGGTTAATTGAACGCTTTGTAACAAGTGTGGGGATAATTGAATATGTAATGGAACAAAGGAACACACGAAACGCTTTTGGTACTTTCCTACTAGGACCTAAGTACGAAGCAATTGAAGAAAGGGCCGTAGACGGTCCAGCCGCAGGCGTAGTACCTCCGGCACGTGAAAGCATCTCCGCTCTGACTGTAGAACAGGCATTGAGCATTGGTGCTGTTTACCGTTGCGTATCAATTATCTCCGCATCTATCTCTCAGATGCCTCTAGGCGTATACCGCGCCGGTAGAGAGATTGACACTCCTACCATCATCAAGCAGCCAAACATTGACTCTTCACAGCGTCAATTCATCAAGGAGACTGTCTGGTCTCTCGCTGTCCACGGAAATGCCTACTGGCGCATCTACGGGGACTACCCGACGATTCAGAACCTTGAGGTGCTTGACCCAACGCAGGTCACCATCACCAAGGATAGGAATGGCAAGAAGCGCTATCACCTAGGCACTGAGGAAATCAGGAACGTCAAGCACTTGCGCTTGATGACCAAGCCGGGACATGACAAGGGCTTCGGACCCATCCAGCAGGGTCAGGGCGAATTGATTGGCGCTTTGCGCGTCCGTCGCTTTGCTGATGGCTGGTTCGGCGGTAGCGGTGTTCCCACAGGCATGCTCACCACTGAGCAGAAATTGAATGCCGGAGACGCAAAGGCGTTCGCTGATGCCTTCAACGAATTCATCAAGAAGAACGGTACCGCCGTTCTCTCACAGGGCATGAAGTATGAATTCCTGAACATCAAGCCAGCCGATGCGCAATTCCTAGAGATTCAGCAGGCACAGACCGTGGCGATTGCTCGTCTGTTCGGTGTCCCTGCCACTCTCCTTGCTTCTGGTAACGAAGGTAATTCAAACACCTACAGCAATCAGCAGGAATTGTTCATGCAATTCCTACAGACGACTCTAGTCGATTACATGAATGAGATTGAGGATGCTCTGTCCTCCTTGCTGCCGAGAGGCCAGCAGGTCGAATTCAAGGAAGACGCTCTACTTCGCATGAATAGCGAAATGGAGACCGCCATTGCCGTTGCACAGGTCAACGCAGGACTAATCACCGTCAACGAGTGGCGCGAGGCTCACGGCAAGCCGCCGGTATCAACACCGGCAAAGCCGAATACAAATACAGGAAGTGAAACAGATGGAACAGAATCTTGAGATTCGCTCCGTTGAGGTTCGCTCCGTAAACACAGACACACGCACCATCACTGGTTTGGCGGTTCCGTACGGACAGGAAACCAACGTAGGCGGTTACAAGGAGCGTTTTGAGAAGGGTGCTTTTGGCACTCCTGAAAACGTCCGTCTGTTCTACGGACACAGCGAGCCAATCGGTTTGGTCACAGAGGGACGTGACACCGATGAGGGTTACGTCATTGAAGCACGCATTTCTGAAACAGAGCGCGGTAACGAGGTTTACACGCTTTTGAAGGATGGAGTGCTTAACAGGTTTTCCGTTGGATTCATGCCGGTAGAGCACCGCATGGATAACGACGTAGTAGTACGCACCAAGGCTGACTTGAAGGAAGTAAGCGTAGTCGCCTTCCCAGCGTACGAAGGAGCAAAGGTTTCTGAGGTCCGCGAGGCATCAGAAGAAATTAACAACGAAAAGGAGGACATTAATATGTCCAATGAGATTAACACTGAGGTCGCGGACCTACGCGAGTCCGTAAACGACCTAGAGCGTCGTCTTGCCGTATATGGCGAGTCGCGCAACGTAGAGACTAAGCCAGAATTCCGCATGGATGGCGACTTCTTGAAGGCGCTTGCATCGGGTTCGCAGGAGGCTCGTGACTTCGCAACGCTAGCGAACGATTCCACCCCGGCTGAGGTTTGGGTTCCAGAGCGTTTGCGTCTACAGGCTGAGAACCGTCCAACGGTCAACCTATTCAGCAAGGGAGCACTCCCGGATTCGGGTGAGGTTCTCACCTACCGTCGCGTTTCCGGTACCGCAGGCACCGTAGGCGAGCAGGTAAACGAGGGTGACGCACTTCCGTACATGGAGGTCACGTTTGATTCGGCTACGGCTGACGTCAAGACCTAC